AAGAAGGAAGCTGGGTATTTTGTATTTAGATTAAGTTTAGAATCTGGTGGAGATTCAGTAGTTGTTGGCACTTTTCCAGAAGTTCCTATTAGTGAAGGATTAAAAGTTCGCGCTAATGGATCTTTTACAACGCATGAAAAGTTTGGAAAACAATTTCAAGCTAATTCTTGTGAAATAATTCCTGAAAAAGGAAAAGTTGGTGTTGTTTCATATTTGATCGCAAACGTTCCTTCGATCGGAATCATAACCGCTAATCGGCTTTATGATAAATTTGGCGATGAATTGGTAGAAATCCTTAGTAAAGATCCAGAAAAAGTTCGTGAATGTGATTTTTTAAAGAAATCACAAATTGATTCCATAATTGCTGAATGGTCATCTTCGTCTGAAAGACGAACAGCGTCTATTTTACTTACTGATTTTGGTTTAAATGTTTCTCAAATCAAATCTGTTTTTTCAAAATTTGGTGTTGAAACAACACGAATTATACAAAATAACCCATATAAATTAACTGAGTGTGCTGGTGTCGGATTTTTAACGGCTGACCAAGTTGCTCGAAGGGTTGGCATCGGAGTAGACGACGTTCGCAGAATTCGGGCCATGATAACGTTTTCGCTTCGTGAAATTTCATTTAGTGAAGGCCATGTTTGCTCAACTTCTTCCCAGGTCATTGAGTTTATAAATAAACTCATAAAAAAAGGGAATGCCGAGCCTTTTTCTCATGGGGAATTCGTATCAGAATCTAATTATTATTCGTGCTTGATTGATCTTGAAAAATCAGGGGATGTGAAGATTGAGAATAATGATATTTATCTTTCTATTTATCATCATTATGAGTCAGAATCTGCTGAATGTTTAGCAAAAATTTTGGCTACAGGCCCTACTCAGTTTAAAAATTTTGACTCCTGTGTAGAAGAATTTGAATCAATAAATAAAATAAATCTTTCTGATGAACAAAAACAGGCTTTTCATCTTTTAAAAGAGTCTCGTGTTTGTGCTATTTCAGGTTATCCCGGAACCGGGAAAACACTTCTTATGAGTTTGTTTGTTCATCTTTTTAAAAAAGAAAACATTGACTACGTTTTGCTTTCTCCTACTGGAATTGCTGCCAAACGTCTTTCCCAATTGACGCGAGAGCCTGCATACACAATTCATCGAGCTCTTGGTTGCAATCGAGAAGGAACTTGGGAATTCGGAAAACATAATAAATATCGTGTTTCAGCTGTCATTTTAGATGAAACATCAATGGTTAGCATTGATGTTTTTTACCGTTTAGTTACCGCGCTTCCGAGTAACACTATGTTTGTCATTGTTGGCGACGATGCGCAGCTTCCTTCAGTTGGTCCTGGAGCTGTTCTAAAGAGTTTGCTTAATTGTTCTGATGTTCCTCATGTTCGTTTGACTAAAATTTTTCGTCAAGAAGGAGAATCTGGGATTATCAAAGCGGCACACAGCATTGTTCGTGGTGAAAAAGTTGATCTTTCTTTTGATCAAAAGAATGAATTTTTGTTTTTTAAATTGAAAGACGACCAGATTATGCAAGAACTTTCAAAAATTTCTTCAGAGTTAAAGTTAAGAAACTCTAATTTTCAAATAATAGCACCAGTATATGATGGAAATCTTGGTGTAAATAATCTCAATCGGGAACTTCGAAAAGTTTTAAATTCTGAGTTCTCTTCAGATAAAGCTACAAAATTAAAACACGGCGATTCTGACCTTTATGAAGGTGATCGTATTATGATTACTAAAAACGATTATGACAGAATGATATTTAATGGCGATACTGGAAAAATTCAAAAGATAAAAATCAAAGATGGGGTTGTTGAGGCTAAAATTTTTAATTGGTTTGATCAGGAAACTAGTAAATATATAGATAAAATTTTTCAATTCACTTTGGAAGAAGTTCGACAACTTGTTCGTGTTTCATACGCATGTACCGTCCATAAATCTCAAGGACAAGAACACGACTATGTAATTCTTCCGATGACTATGACTTATAGTAATATGTTATATAGAAATCTCTTGTATACAGCTATCACGAGGGCAAGGAAAAAGGTTTTCTTGTTTGGAGACCCTCGTGCTTTTGAATTATCTATTATGAATATTCGTGAATCTGTTCGTAATTCAAATCTTTCAAACAAGATTTCTGAATCTTTAAAAGATGTTCTTGTTGAACAAGTAATCAATAATTGAAATTCTTTCTGATTGTAAGGATTTTAAATGTCAGAAGTGAGGTTGATTACTTCATCCGACGAGCATTTAGCTGAAAGCAACCCGGGGTTCCGGAAAGACTCGTACAAAGATGCAATTCTTTCTAAATTAGAATGGCAAGGAGAGTTTGCTAAAGAATTTTCTGCTAATGCTATTTTGCGTGGCGGCGATTTGTTCCATTCTAAAATTTCTAGCGCAACAACTCATTCATTAGTATCTAAAGTCATAAAAATTCACAAAAATTACCCTTGTCCGACTCATGTTACCATTGGTAATCATGACATGAATTATGATAACTTGGATACTCTTCCAAAACAACCTGTAAATGTTTTATTCGAATCTGATGTTTTTAAATCTATTGACAGTATTTTTTATTCTGGAACACTAAAAGTCCGTGTTGTAGGCATCCCATATTCAAAAGACAATTCAATTGAGCGTTTACAATCAATCTTGAAGAAAAAGAAGGACGACGAGTATTTGGTAGCCGTTGTCCACGCTTTGGCTTCTAACGCCCCGAGTGAAAAAATCCAAAGTTTTTTCAAAGAACCGGTTTTTGATTATCGTGATTTAGTTTTTAATGGTTGTCCAGATGTTTATGTTTTTGGCCATTACCACAAAGATCAAGGAGTTCAAGACGTTCATGGGACTAAATTTATTAATTTAGGGGCGATTTCTCGTGGTGCTTTAACTTTTGAGAATTTAGAAAGAAAACCAAAAATTGGTTCAATAATTTTTAATTCTCAAGGCATTTCTGTTGAAGAACACATCGTTCCTCATAAAGACGCTGCTGAAGTTTTTGACTTAGAAAGAAAGAAAAAACTCGATCAAGAACGTAAAGGGATCGAGGACTTCATCAAGGTTTTTAAACAAAATTCTCAAGTCCATAAAGATCCACGTTCTTTTATGGATTCTATTGATTGGAACAATTTCGGAGAGGATTTAAGAAAACTAACTTTGGAAATCATAGAGGCTGCTGAATCTGGTGGAACAGATGAGGCGTTGGATGAATTATAATTCAGAATATCTAAGTTACTCGTCAAAAAAGACGTACACAAATTGTCCAAAACAATATGAATACAGGTATATATCAAAACCAAAAATAGAGACTGACCCAAGAAATGCTATTTTTGGGATTTCCATCGGGAAAATTTTTGAATGGTTTTATAGAGATAAGATTTGGTCAAATCCAAACCCGGATTCTGATTTGCTTTTGTTGATTGACAAAGCTATAGAATCTGCTAGTCATGAGAAGAAATTCGACATAAGTTCAGACAAAATTTTCTTCAATTCAATTAAGAATGAACTTAATACTTTTGTTCCAATAGGGCTTAAAATTATACAAGACAACAAACTTTTGTCATTAAATAGTCAAGCTGAATTTAAACTTGATTTATTATACAAACATGAAAAGCGTGATTATTCTGTGAAATTAGCAGGTCGTGCTGATTTTATTCATTACAAAGAAAGTGGTCAAATTTGGATTCTTGACGGTAAAAGTTCAAAATATAAGGGTGTTTACGCAGACCCAGAACAATTGATTTGGTACGCGATGCTTCATTATATTAAATATCACAAATCTCCAACTAGAATTGGGTATATATTTTATAGATTTCCTGAGGATCCCGTACAATGGATTCATTACGATGAAAATTCTCTTCGTAAATGTCTAAATTCTTCTTTTGAAGTTTTAGACAAAATTCGACTCCGTATGTTTAACCCGTCTCCTTCCGTTGAATGCAAAATTTGTGACTATAAAAGTATTTGCGAAGAAGGAAAAAAATTTTTGTCTTCAGAGAAGAAATTGAGTGATTCTTTAGGTATGATAGAAAGGATATGAGATGGGCAAATATGAAGGTATGAGTCTCCAAGAACTTGAAATTGAATACAAATCTCTTAGCAAGAGAAGTGTTTCTTGCCAAGAAGACAAAATGAAAATTGAAGCCGAACTTTCATCTTTGAAACGACAACTTAAAGAAACTATGGATGAAGTGAGAAAAGCTGGGTTTGACCCCGATAATCTATCAGAAGAACTTCGTAAAGCTAGAGAAGTTTTAATAACTAAAATGGAACTTTTTTCTGCTGATTTGGACCATGCAGAAAATGTTTTAAAACCGGTAGTTCAGTCTATTGAGCATGGATAATGGACCTCACATTTTCAGCTTCTGAATTGAAGCGTGCTTTAGCTATTTCTCGAATCATAAAATCTGATGATGGGGATATCCATATCAAATTTTCAAAAGGGAGGTTACTTTTTTCTTCATCTGACAAAACAAGAAGAATAATAAGTTCAGTTTCTCCAATTGAGAATATCGAAAACGATGATTTTAGTGAATCTGATGAATTCGCAATTCCACTTGAAAAAAGATCACTTTTTGAAGTGAGTTGTGAAACAATAACTCTTTCTATTTTAAATGGTTCTTTAGACATTCTTGCGAAAGAATCAGGTTCTACTAAACGTGCTTCAATCAAACGCCGTGTAAGCAAAAATACGAAGTTTTCTGATGTTTCTTTTGAAGAAGGTTCTCCAATAGACACAGTAAAATTCGGAAAAATGATTAATTATGCTTCATGCTCCGCTATCCCTGATGACGTTAATTTTGTTCATTTTTCCAGTAAAAATTCCATTGTTTTTTCTCAATCAAGATATCATGCTTCTAGTGTGTCATCGGAAGTCCCTTTTGATATCTCTATTTTAGGCTCTGATGTTCCAATAATTAAAGCTTTTTGTTCTAAATCAAAAAGCGACAAAATTTTTGTTTTAAACTCTAGTAATTTAATTTTCAGCACTTCAGATTCAGTATTGATTCTTGGGAAAATGAGATCAAAACACTCTGAATTTAATTTATTTGATTTGGATGGATTTTCAAATGTCATAAAAATTGACCCAGAATTAGTTTCAGATTCTGTTTCCTGGTCTGAAGTAGCCATAGACGGCACCGACCGTTTAACATTTTCGGTCAAAGAAAATTTACTTGAGTTTTTACATGAAAAAGAAATTTTAACGTCTATTCCTATAAAAATAGAACGAGGCTCTCCTTTTAAATCTGATTTTTCTTCAAATGTTATTGGTCACATTCTAAAATATGTGGATTCTAAAGAAGTAGAGTTTTGGTTCTGTCATAAACAAAATCAATCTTTACTTTATATTTTGCACAATGAAAACGGGCTGAAAGTTATGCATGGTCTTGTTCAGATGAGAGGTCGTGATGGAATCTAAGGCTCAATCTAAACTTCAAGAATTCAATTCTGGAGTTGACAAACTTAGAAATTATAGAGATTTCATATCATCTCAAATTTCAAATTTTGAATCTGAAGTTTCTGATCTTGAGTATAAATCTCAACTCTATCAAAAATGTTCTGAAATGTTTAAAAAATGGCTAGAAGATTCTATTGAACAAAACATAAATTCAATATCTGAATTGGTAACAACAGGTTTAAATCACGTTATTTATGATCAAAATTTAAAATTCAAAATTCAACAAGAAATGAAATATAATAGAATTTCCATGAAATTTATTTTGGAAGATGAAGACGGAGCTGAAGGTGATCCGCTTGTTTCATTTGGTGGCGGGCCGACCGTCATAATTTCTTATATTTTGAGACTTGCCATGATGGCAAGATTAGGAATGGGAAATTTACTTCTTTTAGATGAATCCATGGCGTCCCTTGCTAATTTTTATATTCCGAATGCAGCTACATTTATGAAAAAACTTTCAGAACAAACTGGCATCAATGTTCTTATGGTAACTCATAATAATGAATTTCTTCAGAGAGCCCATGTAGCGTATGAAGCGTTTAAAGACAAATCATTGCATCTTCGTAAGGTCCAGGTTTCAACAGACCCGTGAAATCCGAATCAAAAATTCGTTCTAGACTGAAAAAACTTCGCATTACTTATGCGAAAGTTCACATGAGTAAGTCTCAGGATAAACTTCCTCATAATTGTGTTTATAACTACAATTTAGAAAACAGTTTAAAGTTATCTGGCTCAATTCCCCAAGAATTTGAAAGATCTCCTCGCATAAATCAAACTTTAGTAGTTTTTCAGGAACATAGTCCGGTAAGAATTTGTACCTATGGTTCACAAAATTTAGAAACTTGGAATGGTGATATTATTTGTAATGATGAATCAGTTTCAAAACCATGTTCTTGGTTTAACCCAAAAGTTTCTCCTGAAGAATCTGCAGATGAATTTCGGAAATTAGTTTCAGATGATTCATATGTTGAAAAATTCTATCCTGATGTTGCTATTCTTCAATGGGTTCTTGAAGATCGAATTTATAAACATGACTTGTCATGGTTTGATAAACTACGATTGAAAATTCATGTTTGGTTTTTGACTAAGTTTAAGTCAAAATCTTCAAAATCAGGTTCTGATACTCAACTTCCTGAGGACGTATGGGAATCCTAGAAAAAATTTTGGATCAAGATTTGCATCGTTCTCGAAAATCCGATGCGATTCCTTATATGACTGAAATAGCGGCAATACCGAATCTTTTCCCGGTTGTCGTTAGTAACGCTAGAGGTGGTTTTGTTATAAGTCCTAAACCAATAGGCAGCATGGCTCGCGTTGGGGTATTCGAATATGATTTAAATAACATTGATGAACTTATTTCTCCTATGATGAAAACTTGTTTTGAACTTTCAAAATCTCAAAATTTTGAGAATGTTTTTAAAACACCTACTGAAGCATTTGATTACATTAAAGAAACTAGTGGTTTAGAGAATCAACCTCATGTTTGTTTGGTCCCAAATTCTTGGGGACAATCTAAAACTAAAAAATGGCTTGGAAAATCCGGGGAAAAGCGAGACATTGAAGAAGGAGAAAAATCCGATTCCATAGTTATTGTTCCAAGAATTTCTTATAAAAAAGTTTGTCGAGTACTTGAATGCGGAGTTGACATTCCTGTGTTTTTATCTCGTCCTGACTTTGTTGGGATGTATACTCGTTTTATGGGCGTAGGAAACGCTATTTTATTACATAATGTAAGGATGGGACTGGCATTCGTAGAATGCGATTAGATAATTTTATAGACTGGGCACATACAGGCCTTCTTCAGTCTGAAGAAGCTCAATTTTATTTATCAAAACGAGGTGTGTCCAATGACCAATGGTTGAAACATAAACTTGGTTTTGTTCACGATTGTTTTGAATTTGATACGAAAGAAGACGCCCGACATAATAAAAATTGTGGAAATCGTGAGCATGAAAATCTATGGTGCGATTCATGTCGTTTTACCAGATGGTCTTCTGCTTGGAAAATGGTTGATGGAAATCGGGTTAAAGTTTCTGGTCTAAGAATTGTTGGTGGGGTTGTTTTACCTTTGACTACTTATTCAGGAAAGACTATCGGATTCCAAATTCGTTCAATTAATGAGAAATCATACGATACTTTCGTTCTTTCGAAGAGACCTGAGGCTTATTTCTTTGGTTTAGGTCCGAATGTTAGTAATATTTGGGCATCTAAATCGGTATACTTAGTAGAAGGTCCTTTTGACCAATTGATAGTTGAAAGATTAGTTTCGGGTAATGCTATTGCGATCACTACAAATTCTTTGAACATTCAACAAACGAAGTTTTTAGAAAGATTTGTTGACAACATATATTTTGGTTTAGATATGGATAAACCAGGGCGCTTTGGTGTAAAAAAATTTTTAGACTCAGAAAATTTTGAAAAATTTAGAGTTTCAAATGTAAAACTTCCAAGTGGGTTTAAAGACTCGAATGAGCTTTGGGGATCTTGGGGGGACAAAAAGTTTTCTGAATATATGAAAAGGCAAATCCAGTGAAAGACAAAGAAAAAAAGCCAGCTCCGGAACCGGTAATTTTTGGTGATGCGGAATCAGTTGAAGAGATCGCAAGACGTCTGATTCCTAAATACCATTCTCATTTGGCTTCGGCTAAAATTCGTTACATCTTTAGGAGTCGATCCACTAAACGTGGTGGTTTAGTGGTTCCAGGAGGTGTTGCCAAGTTTTCTAAAAAATATGAATTTTTGGTTAAATCAGATTTTCTTATTGAAATCGCATTGGACGTTTGGAATGATTTGAGCTCGATCCAAAGATCAGCTTTAGTTGACCATATGCTTCAACGTTGCAATGGAGTAGAAGATGAGAAAAATGGAGACATGAAATGGTCAATTCGTGCTCCGGAAGTTCAGGAATTCCCAGAGATTGCTGGTCGTTATGGTCAATACACAGATGCTCTCATTGACATGGCAAAGAATCTTAAGAACACATGAAAAAGAGTGAAATAAAACACCTGACCGCATTTGAAGACGATCATCCATGGGAATACCATGAAGAGACGTCTGTGCTTGGAAAATCAGGGCTACTTGGCGCGTCTCCAGGCTCTCCTCCAGGACTCGGTTGGATTTTACACGAGACAATCCAAATCGGAAGAACTGGTGTATTTCGATACCGTCGTCTGAAAAAACGTAAATGAGTTTTGACTTAAAATATCGACCTCGACTGTTTAGTGAGGTTGTTGGGAATGCTGGAGTTGTAAAACTTCTTCGGCGTCGTAGTATTGCAAAAACTTTGCCTAATCAGTCAATGCTCTTTGGTGGGCTAAAAGGGTGTGGCAAAACCTCTCTTGCTCGGATTGTTGTTCGTGCTATTTATTGTGACGATTTGAAAGACGGAGAGCCTTGCAACACGTGTCCAAGTTGTTTGTCTGTTATTCATGAGAATTCTCCAAGTTTTGACGAATTTGACGCTGCCACCCAGGGAACTGCGGAAAAAATCCGCTTAATTGTTAAAGAATTAAATTATCTAACTTTAAACGGGAAACCGCGTGTTTGTATTATTGATGAAGCTCATCGTCTTTCTAAAGCGGCACAAGATGCGTTTTTGAAACCAATTGAAGAACGCCGAATTGTAATTATTTTTTGCACGACAGATCCGGATAGTGTTCAAGAAGCAATTCGTTCGAGAATGGAAGAATATCCAATTCGTTCTCCTTCAGAAACTGAATTGTTGTCTTGGTTGGAAAGAATCTGTGAAGCAGAGTCAATTAAGCATGAAGCTCAAGCTTTGAAGACTATAATTTCGGTTTCTGAATTTTGTCCAAGAATTTGTGTTAATAATTTAGAAAGTCTTACTCAATTTGGGGAAATTTCAGAGGAACTTGTGAGTGATCATTTCCACTTGCAGAGTTATAGGTTGGTTTCTCAAATTATTTCTGACATTCCAAATAACTCGGAACGTGCTATTAAATATTTTTGTAAATTAAAAGATTTGGAAAGCGCTTCTTGGATTCGAGATAAACTTCTTGCTTGTGCTATGGGAAAAATTAGACTGTCTTATGGCGTTCGATTTAATTTTCCCGTATCTGTTTCCTCGCAAGAAGATGTGAATCGGGAAATTTTATCTGAATTTTCTATTCGTTTGTCATCTATATATAATCCTAATATTTATGACATTGAATCGGTTTTGTTTAGTGTCTTATCTTTACCAAATTCAGAACCTAAAAAGCAAAAAGTTGAATCTGAAATTAAACCTGAAATTAAAATTAAAATTAAACCTGAAATTGAGAAAATTGAGATAAACACTCCAAAACCTGGTTTGGTCAAATCAGTAGAAATTGATGGGATTTCTTTTTCGTCAAATGAACGTTTGACCACTTTGGATGGTAAAATTAACAAAGCCAAAGAAGGGACAAAGGTTGATCCAAGTCTTCTTCAGCGAAAAGACTTGAGTCATGCCCCAATCCCTGAGAAAGAATTCGCAGAAAAGTTCATCCAAAATTTCAAAAACCGTTAAAAAGACTGTTTCAAACAAAAAACCTGTTAAAGAGAAAAAAGAGAAGAAATTAAAATTATCCGAGGAAAAAATCGAAATTTTGGGTTCGTCACCTGAGGTAAATTCGCTACCATTAGATGATGTTTTAAAAACCCCGAAAGTTGTTAAAAAACCAACGATCCCACCACCATCGACTTCTAAAAAATGGGTTTGCGTTGAACTGACTTCAATTGGTGAAAAAGAGAAGAGATTGAATCTTCTTACAAGATCTATTTACCAAATTCTAAAAATAAATTCTTTGGACGTATTTATTCCAGCTATTACTCAGAAAGTCCGGGATGAATCTTCAGTTTTATCTTATATGGAGGGTTACATATTTATTGAATATAGAGAGAATGTGAATTATATGAGACTTCATGAAACGAATTATTTTAAAATAGTTTTGATGAGACCGTCTTATGAAGGTCGAAGAAAGAAAATGGTTTATTCTCTTTTAGTGGATGATAATCTATCGTCCCTTAGAAAAGGTGTTGATAATTTAAATAATGGGGATTTCAAATCGGGTGACATGGCAAAAGTTATTAAAGGGAATTTTAAAGGTCTTCCTGCTGAAGTTATTGACGTGATTGATGGGAACATACAAGTTTATGTTAATTATTTGAAATCAAAGAAATTGATTCTTGAATTTCCTCCGACTTATTTGGTGAAGCTTTAAATGTAAATTTCTTTATGTTTTATAAAAACAAGTACTCTTCTCACAATTTAGAAGTCAAGGTTGAAATTCATGGTAAACGGGTTCATATTACTGCTAATGTGCTTGGAACTGATGATGTGATTGAAAACAGAAGGGGAAGTTGGGTTCTTGGGTATTGGAAACGTAATTCAACAGGGTTTTTTCTCGTTTGGAGAACGACAGTTCGGAATTTAAAAACGATTAGGATCCCGAGAGTTCCTTGGGCAAATTCTGCAAAAGAAAATTCAAACATGATCGGGGAGCGAATTGCTTATTTGGTTGCTCCTAGATATAAATCGGATTTTCATTACCAAAGCCCTGTTGTACGGGAAACCATCACTGAAATTTTAAATCAAATTAAAACAATCGAGGTTTTGGGTTCATGAATCATCCAGGACGAAAAACGATTTCGAGAAATATTTTGGTTGATGGAAATAATATTATCCATAGAATATTCCATGTTACGAAGAATCAAGAACCGAAAATTTCTCATGGACTTCAGACTGGATTAATTTCTGGGGTTCTTGGGACACTCGGGTCGTGGTTGAGAAAAACCCCAGATCGAGGAGACATTTGTTTTTTCTTGGACGGCAAACCCGTTCGGAGACTTGAGCTTGACCCGGATTATAAGAAGGACCGAGACCGCGAATCAATATTTAAAAGGTCAACGGTAAGCCTTCCAGACGGCTTCGTTGCCCAGAGTGATTTTGACGTACTAATTCATATTTTGGGACTTTTAGGAGTGAAGATATTTTGGCATCCGGAGGAAGAGGCGGATGATTTGATTTCGAGTTATGTTAAGAATCATCCAGAAGATCAATTCCTAATAATTTCTTCCGACCGTGATTTTTATCAATTAATTTCAGACAAGGTTATCCAGTATAGGCCCGGTGCTCCTGGCAATAATTGTTTTTATGACACTGATCGAGTTTATTCAGAAGGGTTTAAAGGGGCAAATGTTACTCCAGATAAAGTTAGACTTTATAGAGCTTTGACTGGTGACACTTCAGATAAAATTCCAGGGGTCCCAAAACTTCGGAAAACTGTTGCAGCTCAGTTAAGTCAATTTCTTGAGCCCACTTCTATGTATGCGTCTGGGTTACATGGTTGTTCTCTTAAAGAACGAAGTCGTATTCAGGAACTGAAAAATAGGGTTGAACTTAATTATGTTCTCCTAGGATTTCGACATTTGAAAGAATTTGACAAATGTGAGCTTAAGACTGAAAAGGATCATCAAACAGCTGAAAAAATTCTAGATTATTTTAATATCCATGATGTAGATATAAGTCCATATTTGGGAACGGGTAAGCCAAAAACTATTATTACTTCAGATAGTTTAATTGATTTAAATGATTTGATCTAAAAGTTTTCATAAAAATTTTCTCTGGTACGGTCATATAGTCGATTTTCGGATCGATGCAGTCCGAAGATGCTCCAGCTAATTCGGACTAGATTTAAATACAAACGCTCGTTTTGAGATTTAGACATAGATTGATACCCCTGTCCGAGTATACCTCGGCGTACCCTGGAGCGTGTCCATGTCATCTCATATAGTCATCCAAAATCCGAGCGATATGTCTTCAAAATTCAGCAACCAGGATAAGCTGGGTTGGGGCAATAACCCATATGATGATATTGATTCAATAATTGAACATGAACTCGAAGTTGACGAAGGTCCAGAGATTGATAGTAAATCTCTTTTCGATAAAGAAAAGCTAGATTTGATTCGTAAGTATTTAGAAGAGATTCCAGATCGAGAGTCTGATTTAATTGGTCTTTATTATGAACAACGAATGAAGCAAGAACAAATTGCTAGACTTTTTGGAATTACTCAGGCTGCAGTTTCATATAGACTTCACCGGGGTCTAAAACGTATAAGATTTTTGATGACAATTCCTGAACTTGATAAAGAAGAATTTGAACTTGATTTGGGGCCGAAATTTACTGAACAAGATTTGGAAATTCTTTGGCGTATGTATAAAACCACATGTCAAAGTGAAATAGCGAAACAAATGGGCCTCACTCAAGGAAGAGTGAGGCACCGGTTCTTCCGGGCTCTTAATCGTATTAAGGAGCTTATTGCAGAAGAAGTAAAAGAAAAGCAATCTTATGCTCAAACCCTTGTAAAACAGGGTAAGAGCAAAGAATTGATTGAGGAAGCTGAGATTGATCTCAAAAATTGCATTGAAAACAATAAATACTCAAAATATTGGAAAGTGTTCTTTAGTATTTCCGATAAGCACTTCGTGATTAGGCATGAGGTGCGTTTCCCTCAATTTGAAAATCGAGGAGACGCCCAAATTATGCCGATTAGATGAATTTCTTTTGTACGACTAAACTTTTATGATTGCATGGAGTATTCATGACTCCAAAACTTTCGCGGTTACATACTCTTCCTTTGAAATTTCTTCAAGATACATAGTGGTTAAAAATTCTTTGTGGTGTTTTTCACAGTATGCTCTATAACCGTAATTCGGTATTGAATTTGTTGCATAGAAAAATTTTGTTGCTAGTTGGTCACATCTGATTTCTAGAATTTTGGTTCTTTTGAAAAATCTTTCACTAATTAGATAGATACAAAAAATTTTTTGTGAGTTCAAAATTTGTTCTAAACTGTACATTTAGACATGAGAGAGATTCCAAATATTGAATTGGAAATCGGCGGACTTGTAAACACTCCTTACATGGTTCATATTTCTGCAAGTTCCGATCATGTTCCGATAATTTTATTGGAAAAAATTACTAAACGTTTGGGAAAGTTTCAAGGGTATACCGTAGACAAATATCTAATTCCTAGAATGAAAAATGAAATTAATGACTATTTATATTCTTTAGTTGATTCTGACCATTTGTACAAAATTATGGACCGATGGGAACTTGAACTTACGGATGAAGAAAAGACAGAATTTGTTTTAGAGTCATAGTCGTTAAACTTTAATTTTCTTTTTTCTCATAAGCATGGCCACGTTTACCGCTGTTTCTAGCGTCCAATTTGAGCTTGAGTCTGTTGGAGGCATTTGGAAATGGGTGACACGTGCCAATAATATAAATAGTTTTGGACAGCGTTACGAAGTTGTTGATATAACTTCTCCTTTTGGTCCTTTATTTTCAATCAACGTTCCTTTGCCTGGCGACGTTGTAACTGCAATGTCGGATTCGGTTTCTAGCTTACAACAACAGCTTCAAGCATCAATTCTTATTTCTTCTCCTATCCCTCCGAATTTCAATATTGTTGTGACTGAAGGTGCCGCGTCTCAGGACGTCGGGAATATTGTTATTACAAATAACGGTGCGTTTGGGTCATTCTTGACTGCCAATGCTTCTCCGAACACTTCCTGGTTAACTGCTACGCCTTCTCAAGTCGTTGGGGTTCCTCAGAATTCTACGGCTTCATTTTTGATCCGTGTAAGTCCGACAACTCTTCTTGCGGCAAATTCTCCATATTTAGGTGTTGTTAATATTTCAAATCAAGACGTTCCTGCACAAATCGTAACTTCGAATGTTATAGTTACAGTTCTTCCGAAACCAACTATTTCAGTTTCTCCAACTACAGTAAACTTCACTCAGACTTGTGGGAACCCCACTCCTTCTTCTGTATCGGTTGCAGTTAGCAACACCGGTCCAGTGACGTCTACCATGGACTTTGTGGTTGCCAAGGTCAATAATTCTAGCAATTGGCTTCTGATAAATCCTGTTTCAGGTGGCCCACTTCCTGGGGGCGGTTCTACTGCCGTAATTTTCTCACTTGATATAACTAAAATCCCGCAAATTGTTGGGACATATTCTGATACTATTCGTTTCCAATCTCCAACGGCTTCTAACAGTTTCATAGATGTTCCAGTCTACCTTAATGTTATAAATCCATAATCGCTAAAATTTCAATTGGGCATAATATTAGGTGATGTCTATGAAACCGGAAGATATCAGGCTTTCATGTAGTTCTATTGATGATTTTTTTAATCCTCCAATTCGCCAAGCATCATCTGGGAAAATTCGAATTTCATCTCTCCATGAATTGTCTGGATTTCAGTTTATTGCAATGGACAAATTAGTTCATCTTTCTAAGCAAGATTTTTGGCAGCTTGGAGAAGATGACGATGGGCCATTCATAACTCGTCTTGTTGACGACTCCACTGGGCCAATTAAGGAATAATTATGAATTTACATAAAATTGCCACAAGTATAAGTAACTCTTCTGTTGGGAGAGTTCATACAGCGGGCCGAATTGAATTCGTCAAAGACCAGGGCCCTCTTCGGAGGGATGTTCGTGTTCACGATTTTGATTGGGATCAGAGCTCTCATAATGATTTAGCAAAAATTCTTTGGGCGGTTCAACGTTCACATAGTTATGCTATTGCTGCTTATCGGATTTTATCCAAAATGTCCTCTTCAAGATTTAGCCCAGACGGCCTTCTTGGCGGGAAGGGTTATATTCAAAATATTAAGGATATGCGTTCTAATTTAGCTAATGCTTCTGAATTTTTATCATCTTTTGCGGATACCCTCCATGATGAAATTTCAGCTCCTCATTGGCGTAGTGCTGCAGCTCCGGAAACTGAAGAACTAGTTCAGGATTCTCAAGAAATTAAACAAAATCCTGAGGGGTTTGTAGAAGAAGAATTTGAAGAAGAAATTCAGCCATCTCCTTCAGAACCTGAAGTTTATGTGAACCCTGATGCTTCTACAATGAATCCGACTGTTGAAAACCCTGGGGAAGAAGACGACGAGGAAGATGGAGGGTTTTTCCAGACTTCTTCTCGCCAGGCAGGTGGCAATTCTTCTCTTCCTGTAGAAACTCTTTCTGGGCCTCGTGTAACCCAGGTTGGTCCTGGAGAGGGTCCTGGTTTTGAAGGTTCCTTTAATCCTCCGGAAGACTGGCCATCTGATAATATGGATATTGAGAAATATCCAGGATTTGGTGATTATGACTTAGCCTATCCAGTTAATTACGATTCGACTGATGGGGATTCTTCTAGTTTCAAATTTAAGAAAAAGAAGAATAAAGAAGCTGCATCAACTTATTCATGGCTTCCTGGGGCCGATAATGATCGCCCGCTTGATTTTTATCGTCGTGGTTTGACTGAAAAAGAAATTTTATTAATGAAATCGATTGCTGATCCGACAAAAGATATGACTAAAGAATCAAAGAAAAGTTTTGATTTCCATAAGGGACTTTGGGAAAGATAAAGTGCCGTCTAAAGTTCCGTGGCCAATTCTTCCTTCTCGAAGAGTTAAAGATTTTGGGCTTGGCCCATATGATGTTGATGATAATTCTTCTCATGGAGAAGATGATGAACAGGGAGATTTTTCAAAACAAAGTCTTCCAACTAACGGTCCTTCGGATAGTCCCCCAAGTTTGCCTGAGTATTTGAGTTATCCACAATCTCCTCCGATAACTGGGAGTCATACAGCTGGTCCAGCTGGACTTCCGGGGGACTATGACCAACCTCCACAAAATAAAGGACATTGGCATGGTTGGGAAAAACGCCCAACTGGACCTACAACCCCTAGACTTCCTGAATATGCAGATTATGAAGAGAATTTAGCTGGTCCAACGTTTCCTCGACATTCTGAACTTCCTTCATATACGGAGCTTCCTGGGTATTCAGAGTTTCCAGAAAGTTCAGAAAGTTCAGAAAGTTCAGAAAGTTCAGAACTTCCTGATGATGAAGACAACCCACCGGCTCGGTCAGATTATTACGATAAAACTGTAATTAGTGTTAAAAAACTCCTTGGGGAATTGAAACAATATATTTCAGAATCTGATTATTGGGCCTCTGAAGGCGGTCCTTTTGCTTCAGAAGAAGAAGAGTCCCTTCCATCCGTTGACAAGAATGAAGTTTCGCTGGACGATTTTCTCGGAGCTTTAGGCAATTATTGGTCTGGTCAAGTTATAGAGGATATATCAGGCCCGAATGGATTCCCATCGAATGATTTTAAAGAGAATCTTGATTATCCAAAGTCTAATCAGGAAGATCTTTTAGGAGGAAAGGTTTTAGCCATGAATCGTAAAGCAACAGACATAAAAATGGTAGTTGACCTAACTGATAAATTTATTAAAGAATATGGGAAGAAGAATCTGACAAGGCGCCACGTTTTGGCTTTTCTTCAAGACACTGGGAATGGTTTTCGTCAGTTTATGGCGTCAGACATTATTCGTTGTTTAAAGCTTCGTCATGAAATCGTGTTTGACGATAACATGGATACTTTTCCAGTTGCTAAATTTGCTTCCGAGAAGTCTTCAATTTCAGAAGACATGAGAAATCTCCACTCTCAATTGGTAGATTTCCATGTAAAGAACATAGGGTATGACGGGGTTTCCGACGCCGCTTTTAAACACGCGGCCGGTGTTGCCCGGTTAATGGCCAAGATCAAATAAAGTAAAATCATGCCTCTAAAGCGGGATATTGATGCTGATCGTGGAATGGATGACATCCGCGATATTATATATAATCAGTCGGTCGCTGATTTGTCATGGCTTGCTGTAGACGAGAAGGTCTACCATGACTTTGAAGCATTGCCTAAACAAAATTTCGACACAATTCCAGAACTTCAACATGCTCTTCGTCAGGAACCTGACGAAAGAATTCCAAGTCTTATCCCATTACGTCCTCATACCATGGTTAACCCAAAATCTTCAGTGTCCCCTCAGGGCGTTGTTGATAATAGAACGCCGATTCGAAATCGGGTAGCTTCTTATGTTGTTTCTGGTTTGCCAGTCCAAACTATTGGAGAAAAGCTTCGTTTAGAGTTTCCGGAATCAGAACTTCGGAATCATGTTTCTACAATTAAAGATGTTTTGAATGAAAAAGGTTTACTTGGGAATGTTTATTTGGATTCTTCAAATTTTCCAAAATGTGCCCAAAATGGGGAAGACGTTAAAATTGCTACGAAGCATTCGAAACGAGCACTTTTTGTTTTAGCAAAAAACAACTGTGCAGACTGTGTTTGTAATAATTCAGGAAATTGTTCTTCATTTAAAAAGAGAATTGTTAGTGAAATTCCATATAACGAACAGGTATTTGCACATTATGCATCTGAATTTGAACAAGAAGGTCGAGATTATAAAACCACTGGTGATGTAAAACTTCGTTTAAAGAGTGCCTTTAACAACTCAGTTAAAGTTTACAAAGAATCGGTTCAAACAATTCGAGAGCAACATCCGACTAGAATTGAACCAACTCCTGAGCAAGTTAAAGATTATTTGGATCGTCAGGCTTCAAAGAAGCCCGAGGGTCTTCTTCCAAGTCCTTCTTATATGGCTTATGCCCGCCGCATGATGGCGGGACATGATGACACGCTGCAGCTTGCATCGTCATCTGAACTTGATCTTCGTAAATTAGTTTCTGAATTTGGGATTTTGGGTCACACTTATTTGGATATGGACGCCCTTGGTGGTTGCAGGAAAACTCTTGCCTTTTTGAAATCAAAAGACATTCGTCCTGAGTATATAATTCGTAGGTCCGCAACTTGCGGAATTTGTAAATGTAATAAAGATGGGGCTTGTGCTCAAATCTCTAACCTTTCTAAGATTGTTCAGACCAAACTTGAAGTTGGTCGTTTAAATTTTTCTACTGCTTTAGAACGTGCCATTCATCAAGGTCGAATTTCGCTTGATCAAGCTCGGATTGTGGCTTCAAACTTGAAGGATGACATGAATTGGGTTCATTTGACTTCTCAAATGAATCGTCATGTTCCACCTTCTGAAGAAGTCCGTGTTTATGATCGTGGGCACCAAGAATTCTTTTTCGGGTCTGCATCAACAGAATCTTCTATAAAAACAAATCCGGAAGAAATTAGAAAAACAATTTCTCATTTGATGAATTCTGGATTGAGGGGTCGCAAATTAGTTGCTGCCATTCAAAGTCGTTACACGAAATCAGATCTTGTTCAAGTTCCTGAAATTGGCAAATTTGCATCTGAAAACGATGGTGTTCAAGGTTTCTATTTTATAGATCCGACTGTTTATTCTGATTATGGTAAAGGTTGCGTTCGTGGTTCTTCTGTTTTGAAGGACAAATCAGTTCCGTACATAATTGCAGGGTCTAAATGCACAGGCTGTACTTGCCAATTAGTCCCAGGAAAATGTTCTAAATATGCCCGGGATATCATCAGGAATGTTCCTGATGAAGTTCGGATTGCAGCGAAGAGAGTTGCTCTTCCAGTCATACAAGGTCCGATTGAAAACCCTGTTGAAAAATATGAACTTGGCAATGAAATTGCCTTTGAGGTGAAGTCAACACCTTCAAATAAATTTGAAATAAAATATTCAGTTCCAGATCCGGAATTTTAACTAGTATAGTTTATTATGGCCTCCAATGGGGCTCAAATAACATTGCCTGATGGGAAACAGATTGACTCTGTTTCAATTGGTGCGGAATTTGTTGTTGACCAGAGTGGTCAGATTCCTGAGTGCGAATTACTTGATGAAGATCAGTTATCTGAATATGAAGATTTTGCCAAAAAACAGTCTTTAGTTCGTGCTTCTCTTGAAGGTACGAGCACCTCTGTTTTTATTGATTTAGTTATCCGGGAAATTTCTGAAGAAATTTCCCATTTAAAATTTGAGAGACAGAAGGCTATGAGGGAAGGGAAAAATTTTTCTAATTTTACAATGGCTAGAATTGCAAGTTTAAAATCTCTTGCTGATACATTATTAAAGAAACTTCAAACAAGTTCTGAGTCAGAACTTGATTTTAAATCTCCAGTTATTCAGAAAATGTTTAAATTGTGGATGGAGTTTTTTTATGACTCAATGAAAAAATCAGGAGTCGATAAAGTTAACATTGATCTTGTGTTTGGACAAATACAATCTGATCTACCAGATTGGGAAAAACGTCTTATAGAAGAATTGAAATCGAAATAAATGCCTAGTATTGAAAGAATTTTTCATAGTGGTTTACTTGATACAGTAAACACATTTTTAGATGAAAAACGGGTTGAATCAAATCAAGAAGAAAAAGCTGAATTCTTAAATATTATTGATTTTATTGATCGTTTTCAATTATTACCAAATGGTCTGTATCCGACCCAAAAATTCATAGTTAAATTATATTATAACATTCCTCTTGAGGATACAGAAAAAACTATAAAAATTACTGACAAATTTGGAGTTAAGGTTCTATACGAGTTTACTGAAGTTGAATACTTGAGATACTTATTTGATCAAGGTCGTTGTAATATAAAAGAACAAGATGGAAAAACAAGAAATGAACTAATTTTATGCATTGGCCGACGAAGTGGCAAATCGGCATTAAGTGGACTTTTTGCGGCTTATGAAAATTACAAATTGTTGATTCGTGGTGCTCCTCAAAATTATTATGGGCTTTCTAACACTTCTGAAATCAACACGTTTTGTGTTGCAAATGATAAAGATCAGGCTGCAATTGTTTTTAACGAATTAAAAAGTCATATTGAGAAAATTGATTTTTTTAGGAAGTCAATATTTAATAACACACAAACCTTTTTAAGACTTCAAACTGAAAACGATAGAGTTGTTTATGGTGGAACAAAATCAAGTATCAGAGTAACTTTCAAGAGTTCTGTTGCGAAAGGTCTTCGTGGTCGTGGAACCATTCTTTTAATTTTGGACGAATTGGCCTTCTTTGTAGACGAAGGAAATACTTCAGCGGAACAAGTTTATCGGGCCATTGTTCC